ATGGCGCACCCTATGTGTGTACATGAAAAGTACCCTATAAAGGTAACACCCAAGTACTACATTCCATCCATAAGTTACTACCTAGGTTCTAAGGGAAAACACCTAAGTCACCACCATGTGAAACCTTACAAGGCTGTAAGCAAATCTGCACCAATGTGGTGAATGCGCGAGCATGTAGCACCAATGCTGTGCATAGGGCAAGAATCGTGCCAATAAATGCACCATGATGGTGAACACATTCTGGAAACAAAAGTACTAATCTGCTGACACTAGTAATGCTTATGTCTACAATGCCAAGATAGAATGAAGCCTATGGTATTAAGAAAAGAGAGCTGGCACAAGTCCTGCTATATATAAGGGAGACGCTAGGAATAATACCCGAGCGAATCAAAGGGTTATAGAATGATGATAGTTGACAGACTGAAATCATGTTATAATTCATTCAAGCAAGTAGCACAGGGTTACTTGCAAGTTACCAAGAAACGGAAACGACAATGACCAAGAAAACAAAAGAGCCGATAACACCAAGGGCAATCGGTGCGGCCTTCGCAAGTGAACAAGCGGCAATCGGTGCCAAGCTAATCGACACACTGAAACAAACGATTAGCGCATACACTGTCGATCAACCCGCAGAGCTTGCAGAGCTTGTCGAAGGTTACGGGGAGCAAGTCAAAGGCCTATACAATGCAAACACGGCGAAGGTGAGAAAATCAGAATTCAAAAAAGTGGTTGACCATGCGAGCAAGCAAGAGACCCGCCAAGTGTTGTTTAATATCGTTGACAATTATGAATCGGTTCAGAGCTTAGTGAAGGACTTGCGTGCCCTTGAGAGCGGTTCGAAAGTTATTGACGAAGACGGAAAACTGGCAAAAGCCGAAAAGCCCGAGAGCGAGAAAAGCGAGAGCGAAGAGACGGAAACAGTGGTTATTGAATCTGGCATGTCACAGCCCAGCATGATAGAAGCGCTTGAACTGATAATGCAAAGCGCCTATGATGCGGGTTATGTAAAAGCATCTGACTTGATTCAACAGGCCATGGCGTCAATCGGCAAAGGCGAAAAGTGAACGAAGGGAAAACGGGAGAGGTTGACAGACCTCTCTCCCCTGATGTATACTAGCGGCAAGCGAGAAGCGTTGTTGTCAACAGCGTTTCTTTCTGGTAACTAGTTAGTAACTTTTTGGAGATTTTAAAATGTTTGATTTTGTTAAGAGTTTTTTTGTGGCTCGTAAACACACACAAAACACCATCGGTAGGTTTGTGACAGTTTATGCCGCTGGTGTTCCACACAATGGCAAGATTGTTTCAGCTGGGTTTTTTCGTGTAGGGGTAAAGCTTGCACACAGTGGCAACATTGTCCACATCAAGCCCACACTGGTAGCACGTGTACATCGTGACAAAAAGCGTCTTGTTACACGTAAGCAACCAGATGCCATTGCAATTTGATAGGAAACTATGTAAGGGCATTGAGGTGTCCTTACGTGGCAATCCTGCCAGATGGAGCTGTTTATGAATGACAAACAATTTACAATTTGTTGCCTGCTAGTTATAGCTGGTGTTTTGTTAATGCTGTTTTTGGAGAACACATAATGCTGTCTCGTACATCTAAGCTTGGCTGTTATAGCTGGAGCTTACAAGCTGTGGATAAGTGTCCTGCGTCACGTGGTGATGATGGTGAGCTTGTTGAGGTTTGTAAGGGTTGTTATGCCACACAAGGCTTTTATCACATGCCTGATGCCGTTTCCTTGCGTGAGCGTAATGACAAGGAATGGAGGCAGGACACATGGGTTGATGACATGGTGAAGGCTTTGCGTAAGCAGAAGTTCTTCAGATGGTTTGACTCTGGGGACATGTACACCGAAGCATTGGCATGGAAAATTCATGCTGTTTGTGAGGCAACGCCATGGTGTAAGCACTGGTTGCCCACACGTATGCACAAGTTCACCAAGTTTTCTAGGGTTATTGATGCTCTCAATGACTTGGACAATGTTGTTGTTAGGTTTTCTAGTGACAACGTAGGCCAACACATTGATGGGCTGTATGTGTCCCTTGTTGTTGATGAATACAAGCATGTAGACAAGACACATGTTTGTCCCTCTAGTTTGCAGGGAGGTAAGTGTCTTACATGCAGGGCTTGTTGGAGCAAGGACACACAGAGCGTGGCCTATGTTGCACACAGCAAGAAGATGGGCAAAATCATTCGTATGAAGGTGGAACAATGAAAACAGCAGAACTAACAGGGGTCGCACTTGATTGGGCGGTGGCTAAGTGTGAGGGATGGCCTATGACATGGGACGAAAATGCAGAAGATTTTTTTCTCGGTTTATGGGCTCCTCTGTGCTTTTTAAAAGAGTTCGCACCGTCAACCGATTGGTCATTGGGCGGCCCTATTATTGAGCGTGAGAGGCTTTGCCCTTGTCCGTCAAGTACAGCCGTTGGCTCGGCGTGGTCTGCGACAGATTTAACTGGACACATCACGCACTTCGGCCCGACACCACTCATTGCAGCCATGCGCTGCTACGTTGCATCAAAGCTCGGCGATGAAGTCGAGATACCAAAGGAAATAAACAAATGAAAAAGTTTAATGTGTATGTTGAGAAAGAGAACGGCAACTATTTAGATGATTACATTCTTGAGGCACGTAACATTGACAGCGCCTACATGCAGGCATATGAGATGCACAACTGGCAACCTGTCACTGTTTACATTGATGAGGTGGAATCAATGCCAGGTTTTGACCACAACCCACTAGACAATTTCCCTACCATTTGGAGCAAGCCATGAAAGTGTTTGTATATTTCAACCTACACAAGAAATGTTTTTCTGTGAAGGCATTAGATGGTGAGAACAAGGGCAAGGTTGTACAACACACAGACAATGTTGTCCTGCTTTTGCCTGAGTTCAAGGTGTCAGAGGCAGGCAGGCAACGTGTCCTACGTGAGAAGCGTAAGAACGTACATGCTGGTGTTGCTGGCTGGCTTGATGTGTTTGACTGTCCTATGAACAAAGACTATTACACACAAGTGAGGTATAACCCATACAAATATTCGTCTTTTGTTACCAATGATGAGACACCTGTCTACAATGGCATGGTTGCCCACTTGACAGTGACAAACAAAACGCCTAAGATTGAGGCTTATTTACAAGGAGAAGCAGCATGAAAACTATTTACAACCCAACCTATGAGCTTGTCTCATACCAAGGCATCCCATTCATGGTGGCTATTGACACCATCACACTCGACCAATATGACCCATGCACAGACACAGAATCACAGGAGGAAGTCCCTTATGTTGAGAGTGTTTTGATGGGTGGACATGAGATGGTAGGCTTGTTAACAGAAGAAGCCATTGACAGTTTGCTAAAGCTGGTGGTTACTAGCGAGTAACCATGAAGATAGTTTTAGCCATATGTTTATATCTGTTGTTTTATTTTCTCCTGTTGACAAGTCATTGAAACATGGATATAATAATACATAGATGTATTGATAGTAATTATTAACATAGTATGTAACTTAGTATGTTACTTATAAGGAAGAAGACATGAGATGTTATTGTTGTAATGATGAACTGACTGACTTTGAAGCTACACGTAGAAGCTCCATCACTGGTGGTTTCTTAGATGTTTGTAATGGTTGTTATCATCACATGAAGGAAGATGTTTGTGCCATTGAACGTACAGACTTGAGACATGAGGATGATGATGTTAACGAGGATAATGATGAAGACATTTGAACACGAGGCACACATGATGTTCACCTTGATGGACATACGTGAACTCATTTCACACATAGGGTATGAAGGTTTTCAACAAGCTCTTTCCACTGTGCTTAACGCAAGTAATGAAGCACGAGAATTTACAGCTGATGAGAAGGCTTTCATGCAAAGTTTGTTAGACAACTGGAAGCATTGATATGACACACATTGAAGCAATGAAGATAGAAGCCTTGGCACAGCCAATTATCGAAAGTTATCCTGAAAAAGATAATTCACAGCCAGAGCAGGAGCCTGTCAAATGGGTTGATTACGAGCTTGATGGAGTGCATCACACCACACCACCGAGCATGAAATGCGAAGGCCCACAACAACGCACATGGGTTGGGTTGGATGAGGAAGATGACATTGATTGGGAAGATGGCGGCAGCTTGAGAGATTTAGTTGAAGCTGTTGAAGCCAGATTAAAGGAACTGAACACATGACACATGGTGATGGAGGCAAGGGCAGTGCAAGACGTAAGGAAAATGCACAAGCCATTCTTAATAATTGGAATTTGATCTTTGGCAAGAAGCCTGATACAACTCAACAACCAGAGGAAAAACATGGCGTTCGTGAAGACACACCAACCATGCCCGAGCTGCGAAAGCAGTGATGGCTTATCAATTAACGAAGACGGAAGCACCTATTGCTTTGTCTGTAACACACACACTAAGGCTAACAAAATGATTGAGGCACCCATGCCATACACCCCGTTGAAAGAGATCAACCAAGAGGCTGTAAATGCCCTTCGTGCATCCTTTCATAGCCTGCCTACCCCTGCCATTGGTAGCCGCCGCATTAGCAAGGCAACAGTTGACCGCTATGGTGTTGTTGCTGACACTACACACATCCTGTTTCCCTATTACAAGGAAGACAAACTGTTTGCTGCAAAGAAACGTACCATTGCAGGCAAAGACTTTCAAACTGTTGGTGAATGGAAAGGCACTGGCTTGTTTGGTCAGCAGCTGTTCACCAAGGGTGGTAAATATCTAACCATTGTTGAGGGTGAGTTTGATGCATTGGCTGTGTATCAAATGCTTGGCAGCAAGTGGCCTGTTGTTTCCATTCGTAATGGTGCAGGTGGTGCAGCTAAGGATTGCAAGGAGCAATACGAGTGGCTGTCTTCCTTTGAGAACATCGTCATTTGTTTTGATGGTGATGAAGCAGGACAGCAGGCAGCTAAGCAGGTGGCTTCTTTGTTTGCTGGCAAGGCCAAGACATTCAAGCCTGTCGAGGGATATAAGGATGGCTGTGACTTCCTTGTTGCTGGCAAAGAGAAGGAGTTCATTGACCGCTGGTGGGCAGCTGAGCGTGTTGTACCTGATGGTATTGTCCCTGCCTCCACCCTGTGGGAGAGCGTGTCTAAGCCCTTGGATAAGGCAGAGGTGTCCTACCCCTATGATGGCCTTAACAAGCTGACGTATGGCATCCGCAAGGGTGAGCTGGTTACAGTGACAGCAGGCTCAGGCTTAGGTAAGAGTCAGTTTCTACGTGAAGTTATTTGGCACATCCTTAGCAAGACACAAGACAACATTGGCTTGATGTTCTTGGAGGAGAGTGTTCGTAAGACAGGCCTATCTTTGATGAGCTTGGCTGCTAATAAACCCTTGCATCTACCAGACTGTGATGCAACTGAACAGGAAAAACGTGATGCTTTTGACGCAACTCTTGGCAGTGACCGCCTTTATATGTTCGACCATTTTGGTAGTACTAACATTGAGAACATCATCAAGCGAGTCGAAGAATTCTCAGTTGCTTTTGGCTGTGGCTATGTATTTCTTGACCATGTATCCATTGTTGTAAGTAGTCAAGAGAATGGTGATGAACGTAAAGCATTGGACATGGTGATGACAGAGCTTCGTACCTTGGTGCAGAAGACAGGCATCAGCCTCATCATTGTGTCCCACCTCAAGCGTCCTTCTGACAAGGGACACGAGGAAGGTGCAGCTACATCATTGGCTCAGCTTCGTGGCTCAGGCTCCATTGCTCAGCTGTCAGACATGGTGCTTGGCTTGGAGCGTAATGGTCAGGCAGAGGATGAGACAGAACGTAACACCACCAAGGTGAGGGTGTTGAAGAATCGTTTCAGTGGCATCACTGGCCCAGCATGTAAGCTGTTGTATAATAAACATACAGGAAGGATGACAGAGCGTGACGAAGAAGCCCTTTAAAGAAGACACAACATGGCCCTTCCCTTCCAACCTACCTGCTAAGACAATGCATGGGGTGGAAAGGACAGACAAGGATGGAAACAAATATGTCAAGGTAACTAGCAAGTTACTTGTTCTTAGGAAGAAGAAGGGAACTACTTCATGAAACAAGACATCATTGAGATGGCTAGACAGGCTGGCATGGCGTTAGAAAACTATGGTGGGACTTTGTTGGTGCGACATCTTCCATCTGACAGTCTTGAAGCCTTTGCCAAACTGGTGGAAGCACACACTCGTGGACAGATATTTAAACCTGATTGGGACAACTATCGCCAAGGCTTGATTGATGGCGCAACAGCAGAGCGTGAGGCGTGTATTCAAATTCAAGAAGATTGGCAATATACATACGCTAATGATTTAGTGCAGAAAATCCGAGCAAGAGGGGAGCAGCAATGATTGAACAAGCTATTGTTGCAGCAACAGGTATTGGATATGCCATCGTAGGTGTGTTACAATGGTATAAGGGAGAGGCTAGTAATGGTATGATCTGGTGTGGCTATGCCTTTGCACAGATTGGTTTGTATTTAAATTTGAAATGAACATATGAAGAACATAGAACTATGGCATAAGCGTGCTCGACCAGAGCCTGATGATGATGCCTTGCAGGTGCAGCTTGGCTGTCACATCGAAGAGATTGTTGAGATGTTTGATGCTCTTGATCTACATCACAGCTGGGCTGCATTGGCTGACGAGCTAAGC